GTTGCGTCGACGACGTGCAGCCGCTCTTTCATAAGCCCCTTTCCTATGTCTTGTCGTTTTGTACCTTTATTGCTGAGCTAATCCTCCCGGATTAATGGACCGAAGCCCATGTCGCCTAGTGATCCTTTGCAGGTCACATCATCGGCCGCTCCGCGACGGCTAAGACTCCGCCCGAGGAAACTGGTCTAGTTTCCCCTCGCCAAGACCGGTCTTCCAGAGTTAACATGGAAATCTCAGCATCTTGACTTGAACACAGCCTCCACCCTACGGATGGACCCGACTAGACCTCACGGTCTGGCAGTGTTCTGGACATAGTTCCACCTTTCACAAACTCAATCCTACGGGTCACCCCGTAGGATTCAGGTTGATCCTCAAGGTCAAGAATGGGACAAGTCTGTGAAAACTCATCCATCTCAGTTAGGAAGGACTCATTACTCAATGTAATTGTACCGAGATTGCGAGTAGCATACTCGGTGGGCAGCCAAACTCGCTTGCCACGAGGACGAAGAACGCTAAGTATCTCAATGGGATCACGAGACACGTGACCATTAACAAGGCAGGAAGGCTTCAAAAACCTTCTTACGTTACGTTCAGAGAGACCTAACAGTCGACAGGAGCGAGATCCATAGACTCTCGGTCGATAAATAGGCATCATATTACACCTCTGAAGGTAATCTTCCTCAGCTTTCTTCAAGTCCTCCGATGCAGGTGTATCAAGTGGAGTCCACGCGATCTCAACAAACGCGCTCGCAACACCACGAGAAACATCATTTATTTCCTTTGTTATATTCTCAATTCGGAACATTTCCCAGCCTGGAGGTTTCCTCATTTTCCACCGCTGAGTCGGACTCAGTGGAAAGTGATCCTCCTTGGGCATCGAAAGATAAAAAACCTCTCGTGCCCACAAATTGGCCTGGGACAATGCCCAAAAGGAAAATCTCGAATCCAACCCCCGTGTCAGACTACGTCTCGATGCAACGATATATGGAGTGTTCACCAGAAGGAACCATTTTTCAATCACCATACGTCGTTTCGATCCACAAGGAAAATCCTTACGGACCCGATGCCACCGACCAGAAATCGATGCCACCGGATCCTCAGGTTTTTTGAAACCAAAAGCTGTAGATCTAATAGAAGGTATCAACACACAACCCGAGGATTTAGACTTGAAAAGCCTCGAGTTCAACGAGAAGTACCTTCTATCCACCAATGTCTTACCACGGGACAAAGTCAAACCTGCCCCCCTTACTCCCTCCATCCAGCGATCCGCCACCTCACGGGTAGACCGATATACTATATCATCCCCGTTGATCTTAACCGGTATTTCACCCCGTTTAGAACGGGTGTAAAATCGGAACGCTAGATAATTGACAATACAGAGTAAAGGAAAGGACAGTAAGTTCCCCATAAGTTGACCTCGCTTCTGCCAACCCTCCGCAATCACTTCATTACTACGATTTCTACACTCAAGTTTTACAACTTGAGAAGAAAACGCAAGCTCGTGAATGTGGCGGGGAACAGAAACGGTACCCTCAAGAATACTCTCCAGGATCGCCCTTTGCACGGGCAGGGAGAGGTTGTCAGTGGCCGATTCATAATCACCACTAACAAAAACCTCTCCCTCAACATAACCAAAATCCTGGAATTTCTTTGGGTCAGCTTCTCCACGCAAGAGCCAGGGGAGGAGAGAGAGCTTATTATATATAGCCGTATGTAGGGGTCGCAAGAGATTCATCTCTGCATCAGATGCAGAGACGACTCTCCACTTACCGCCGGTTTCAACAGCCGCAATACGCGACGGTTGAAAAACGGGTCGGTCAAAGGGTAGTTCATATTCATCACCAAGAGTCGCCAAGACGAACTCTTGATGAGAATTCCAACGAGTACCCCCCCCTAATACGAAAGCTCTCCCCCCACCCTCAGCTCTCCGAAACTGAGCACACGCACTCTCAGTCACAACACCACTCAAAGCAGCGTTAGGATAAAGAGTCCGATCCCAACCATGTCTAAACATGCGCTTGGTTTCGGAGCGACAGAAGTCAACAAACCGGGGATCCGGTTCGTCGCCCTCCTGACACATACGATTCAGATACTCAACTTCATTTGGCTTTGAAGCTGGAAGAACTTTTCGAAAAAGGAAAAGTGACATAGCGATAGACATCCTAGTATCCCGAGATGTCTTATCGACAGTGCTACGCCACAAATGATCCACATCGCCCTCTAGAAGTCCACTGCAAAACTTCTTGAGAGCTGACAAGCGAGCCGTAAAATCACCGTCGACCAGAGGAACACGAAGAGAAACTCCATAGAGTTCCTTTAACATATTCACAAACTGGACAAACCGACGATTATACGGACAACCCACCGAGAAAAACGGAACCGTTTTTACATTCTCGGACCTGGGCATCTTCTCCAATGAGCAGAAGATCGACAACGAGGC